CATAAATAAAGAGGATTGGAATGTGCAAGAGGTAGACTGGATTTTAGCAAACTTTCAGAATGTAAAAATCTACGAATCATGGTGGCAAACAAACAATATTTCTAGAATGGTATTTCATTTGAAGCAACAATATAAAGATATTGGTATGGCTAAACGAATGGTAGTATGGGATGGAAATAGAATTTTTAATCGTGATATTGATAGTGGTGATATACCACCGCACGAATTTTTTAAAGCATCACTTTCTTTCTTAGCGAGAGATTTGGTCTTTGATAAACATCCAAATATAGGTCACTATTACGATGTTCTTAAAATAAAAAGAAAGTCACATCAAGACTTACCTTTAGTAGATAAGAATATTGTTCTTTTAAACTGGAACAGATTATCAGAATTTGAAGATAGAGATTTATTCTTTACAAGACAAATCGATCCACCAAATCAAGGTAAAAGACCTTACATTGATACTAAACTTATTGCAACAAATGATTTAGCTTTCTTTGAATCACTTACACACTTCAAACATTCATGGCAACCTCTTTACATAAATGGTAAGGTAGATACTTTAATTCAGTTAGATACTTTGGGACCAAAAGAAATGTTAGATTATAATGTCATGATGAGAAAATCATGGAGTATAGATGTAGAACATCAATATTTATCCACACCATATGACACCTTAAATACAGGTATTCAATTATCTGTGCCTTGGGATTGTTATACTAAACTAATTGATAAAATTCCTGTTAACTTCAGAAACTCTAGGTTGAATGAATTACTATTAATAAAAGCGACAAAGCAGAAAGCTATGTCTGGAAAATTATTAAAAACTGGATTTCATTTAGGAAAGGTCTAAATCGCCTGGATTTAGGTCGGATAATATCTTCCAATCAATCACACCCCTTTCATATAAATCAACTACAATCTCCTTCTCCTTAGAAGAATGGGGATTGTATGTTTGTGTGCTTACAGGAATATGCCAACTATAAGGATTGTTATATCCAGCAGTAATTGAAAGTGCTTTAGAGAAAAAATCAAATCCTACCAATGTAAGAGTAGAAAAATTTATTTTCTGTAAAAAGTATTGAATTGCAACAAAACCTGCTGAAGGGCGTTGTCCATTTACTTGATTGTTTTTAGCTCCCACTAATTCGAATATATTTAACAACTCTTTATCCGAAAACATTTCTATAACTTCAAAGTTTGGATAGTGGTCAGGAATTTTGTTTAGGTGTATGCGTGAACGATTAAATAGAACAGGAATGTTGTCAGGATAAAACTTTCTTTTAGTATATCTTAAGAATCCTGTTATCCATATATCAGTACGCTTACCTACACTATCCCAATTCTCATTAGTTGGAATACCATTTCCAAATCTTACAACTGTATCAAAACTTTCAATGTAGTCTGCAAGATTATGTTGTAGCATTTCAACTGAATTACCTACTAAGACAATTGATTTTCCTTCAGTAAGTTTTCGTAAATTTTCTTCCATTCGATTGAATATCCTAAGTTATCGTTTATATCCATCCACGGCCCACCATCTGTAAAGTGAACTGCTTTTGGAAATTTAAAGTCGTAATAGTTTACCATAGCATTAAATTCTGCAGGTAAACTACCTATTGAGTCCGCCCATTCCATCTCATGTAAATACCCCGCTGGGGCTTCGTTTACAGACTGTTTAGTAAGTCTTTTACACCTAGTATTATCAAAATACATTAAAGATGACCAATACTTTCTATTGTATGACATATTTTGTTTGTCATTCATTTTTACTTTTGGAGATAGAAAAGCGGGATGTTGAACACAGTAAACAGAATGTTCTGTGTTTGTATATTGCACTATTTCTTGTGGGTCACACTTCCACATGAAGTCACTATCACAGAATAGTGCATTGCCATGGTACATAGAAAGATAAGGAACTAGAAACCGTGAGAAAGCAAACTCGGTACTTTCATTTTGAAACGGTCTCCAGTATAATCCTTCATCTTTCAGCTCTGATAAAACTAATGGTTTTATAGTATGATTTTTTGCATATCTTTCTATAGATGCTTTACATACATGGTATGCCTCATCTTGTGTAGAATCATATCCAATATAAATTATCATCCGTCTTTCAAGCTATGACCTAAGTCATTAACATAAGCCTGTCTAGCTGTTTTAATAGCTGCAGTCTCATTATCTAAGTCTGCGCATTTTGCATCGCAGTACTGTATTGCATTGAATAAAGCTTTTTGGTCTTTGTTAAAATTATCCGCATCATGCTCTATCCCATCTATAGTTATTGAACTCATTTAAATATGTCCTGCCAATTTCCTTGTGTACTAGCCTTAGCATACTCGGTAGCACGGTTTTCAAAAAAGTTGGTATGCTCAACTGCATTTACTTGCATATCTATCCAGGGTAATGGATTAACTGTTGATTTGAATATTGCTTTCATACCAAGACCGAGTAATCGTCTATCGGCGATGTATCTTATGTATTCTTTCACTTCTTTTGCTGTTAAATCTGGAATCTCTGCTTTATCGAAACAAACATCTATAAAGTGGTCTTCTAATTCAACAACGCGTTCTGCTGCGCAATATATTTCATATTTTAGTTTATCTGTCCATATATCTGGATTTTCTGCAATAAAAGTTCTAAAGAGTTTTGATAGTCCTTCAACATGAAGTGACTCGTCTCTTATTGACCATGTTACTATCTGCCCCATACCTTTCATCAAGTTATGTCTTGGATAGTTTAGAAGTATAGCAAAACTACTAAATAGTTGTACTCCTTCTGTAAATCCACTGTATACGGCCATGGTCTTTGCCATCTCATGTGGAGTATTCATATTAAAATCAGTTAAGTAATCGTGTTTTTCTGACATAGCTTGTATCTCAAAAAACTCTGAATATTGTTCATCTGATTTACCTAATGTTTCCAAAAGTAATGAGTATGCTTCTTGGTGTACTGCTTCCATCGCAGCATAACTTACTAGCATCATTGTTATTTCTGGTTGTTTAAATGTTGGTAGATAATGCTTTGCATATCCACAACAAACATCTACATCAGCCTGAGTAAAGAACTTAAATATATTATCTATAAGTGTTCTTTCTCCTTCTGATAATTTTTGGTTATAATCTTTTATATCATCTTGTAATGGCACTTCATCTGGTAACCAATGCATCTGTTGTTGTTTTTTATAGAACTCAAATGCCCAAGGGTATACAAAAGGTTTGTAGTATTCTCTTTCTGTTAATAGATTCATTTATCCCTCACAACTTAGACAATCTGATTGTTCAAAGATTATCTCTCTCTTTGCCTGAGAAGTAACATTATCAGCACGACTGATAGCCTCACTTCGTAGGTAATATAATGTTTTTAAATTTTTTGCCCATGCTAACATATGAACATTATGTAAATCTCCTTTGTTTACATCAGGCGGGAAAAATAGATTGACACTCTGAGACTGACATATAAATGGCTGTCTATTTGATGCGTGTTCTATTACCCATGATTGATTGATTTCAACAGCGGTCTTAAAGACATCTTTGTCCCAATCTTCTAGCATATCTAAGTGTTGTACACTGCCTCGGTTTGAAACTATACTTCTCCAAACTTCGTTGTATTCTTCCTCACTTGTACACTTTTCTTTTATAATCCTATCAAGATATTTATTCTTAACTAGATTACTTCCAGTCTTTGTTTTTTGCGTATACGCATTTGCTCTATATGGCTCTATACTTGGAGAAGTATTACCACATAAAATACTAGAACTAGCATTAGGAGCAATAGCAAGTAAATGTGCATTTCTTACTGAAGCTGAATCATCATCGGGACAAGCCCCTCTCTCTATTGCTAACTCTCTTGTTGTTTGGTCTGCCCATCTTTTTATATGAGCAAACATTTCTAGATTTGTTCCACCTGCCATAGCACTCTCAAATGGTATAGCATTTTTTTGTAAATAGGCATGAAATCCCATTGCGCCAAGTCCAATGCTTCTCTCCCTCATAGCACTAAACTTAGCTTTTTCTAGTTGGTCAGGTGCACTCTCAATAAATGATGTAAGTACATTATCTAACATTCTAACTAGGTCGGGTATAAATGCGGGGTGTTCTTTCCACTTGTCATAGTATTCTAAATTTACACTAGAAAGACAACATACTGCTGTTCTTTCTTCATCTGTAGCAAGAGTAATCTCACTACATAAATTACTATGGTGTACTCTCATTCCTTTCGACTTCTGAAAGTCTGGTAAGTCGTTATTGACGGCATCTTCAAACATGAGGTAGGGTTCTCCTGTCTCCATTCTGTTTTGTAAGATTTTAACCCAGAGGGCTCTCGCACTAACCGTTTTAACAGTAAGTTTAGTGTGAGGGTCAATAAGAGGCCAGCTATCATCATAGTCAGGATATCTTGAGGCGTTATGGATAAGTTCCATAAAACTGTCAGGCACAACCACAGCATGGTGTAAGTTAAGACACTTGCGATTAGTATCCCCACCAGTAGGCTTACGTACATCTAGGAACTCCTCTATTTCGGGGTGACTCATATGTAGATAAGAAGCGTAACTACCCCGTCTTGTTACACCCTGTGAAAATGCTAACATTTCTGCATCAACAACTCTCATAAAAGGTATAGCACCAGTTGACTCGGAACCTTTTGATGTTTTAGTTCCTGCTGAACGAACATCACTCCAAGTGCCACCAATACCACCACCGAAAGATGATAAGAAAGCATTTTCTGTAAAGTGGTCTGTTATACCCTCTCTACTATCATCTACATAATTTAAAAAACAACTAATAGGCAAGCCTCTACGAGTACCCCCATTAGATAATACAGGTGTTGCGAACATAAACCAAAGATTACTAACATAGTCATATAATCTTTGAGCATGGTCATCATCATCTGCAAAAGCCTCTGCTGCACGAGCAAAAGCTTCTTGTGGAGAATTCTCTCCAGGTATCATATAACGGTCTCTTAGTGTTGCATGTGCAAATTCATCTAAGAGCGCGTCTTTACTATAGTCTATCTTCACTGACATAATTCTCCACCAATCCTATAATTTCTTTTCCATGATTAAGGACTGCGCCCTCTACATCATAGGTTAAATCCATGAGTTTAATACCTATTTCTAATCCTTCACTTCCGAACTCATTTAAGTTCTGTATGAATTTATATCTTCCCTCGATAGGCAAACTCGCCATAATATCAAATACATCCCCGTACTGTTCAATCAACTGAGTGGCACGCTTTGGCCCAACTCCGTCAACTCCAGGAACATTATCCCCTTTATCTCCTGTCAAACATTTGTAAGTCAAGAAATAACTTGGGTCAAAATCATAATGTTCATCCCAGTTATGTACTGTTGTTTCTTTTCTAGTTACTGTCGAAAAACGACTTATATTGGGGTCAACTAGTAAATCCCAGTCTTTATCTGATGATATCAACCAAATCTCTTCGAGACCTAACTCTTCTCTGTTTTGACAGATAAGAGCAGCTATATCATCAGCCTCTACGCCTGCATACTTAAGTGTAAGATATCCCTTACGCTTTAGCGCACTCATAGTGGTTTGGAACTCTGCAAGAAACATTTCAAATTCTTTTGCTTCTTCAGGAGTTTGTTCTGCATATCGTTCTTTACGATTTGCTTTGTATTCTGGATAGATTTCTTTACGATAGTTACTACCACCATCGCCAAGTATTACAATCTCTCCACAGTTATAGGACTTTGCCAAAGACTGAACTGTTCTCACATAATCATGCTCGAAGTCGTTTCGTCCTTGATGTTTCCATCGAAAAGCCAGATTGAGTCCATCAACAATCAATAAGTTCCCATTCGGGATCGGCTTTCCATGGCTCGTAAATTTTATCGCCATTTGTAAATTCCAGTTTTTCTGTTTCTAAATATTTTTCGGCAAAGGTAACATAACACCCTAGCCAATTAATGTACATATGTTTTTTGTAAAGTGGCTTTCTTGTCGTTGCCACATACCATTGGGAGTGGTTTTCTTTGAATATAAGCAAAGGTTCTTGACCCATTTGTTCTGCTTGCTTACAAAGTTTACACCACCACCCAACAAATATATTACTCTTTTGAGTAAATATTTTATGATTAAAAGCCATGTCCTTGTAGTGTTTGATTTCAATAGTGAAGATATTGTGTTTATGTGGCACCATTAAATCTCCTTTAACTTTACCACTTCCACTTCCAGGCGTTTGAACAAACTCTTTGCCTGTTATTCTTTTTAGCATAGCAGCAGCTTTTATTTCTGCATCATGCCCCTTTCTTCTACTATTAACCAATCAACTTCTCCAGTTCTGTGTAACCTCCAATCTTTTCTCCATCTACAATGATTTGCGGAAATGTTCTAGCTGTAGGAAATAACTCTCTTACATCTGTTGCTTGAAACTCCTCGCCCATCATATTGTAAACTACTTCGTGTCCTTTTTGTTCTGCAAGATTTTTAGCTCTTACACAATACGGACAGTTTGGTATACTATAGATTTCAACTTTCATTGACTTTTTCCTCAGCTTCAATCATTTTATCTTTGATATCTACTTCGCCATCCCAGTTTTTATCTCTACCTAAAAGTATATTCCACCATTTGTTTATGAATCTAAACATGATATATTATCCTCTTTTATTATTTCTATTTTTTCAAGTAGTGGGTGAGTCCAACCATGAGATACTAAATATGTATTTAGTCTTTCTTCTTTAAGTAGAACTTCTACTACTTTTTCCTTGCCTTGCTCATCTAAGGCTTGATTAACCTCATCTAAGAAAAGTACATTTATCTGACTTCTACTAATAGATGTCATAAGTTTTCGTATTGCAACTAATGTCGCAATGTTTACTCTTGCTAGTTCTCCACTAGAAAGAGCTAGTATGTCAATTATGTTTCCATTATCAGAAACTTCGACATTTAGTTTATCATTCTCTACTACAAAGTTGATAGCAAATCTACCATCACTAAACTCTGCCAAGTAATCATTTGTTAATATTTCTAGTTCTTTAACTAATGATTCTATTTTGTATGCCAGGAGTCCATTCGTAGAAAATGCTTTTTTAAGCGTTTCAAGTGACGCCAAGTGTTCTTCTTGACTTGATAACTCAGATTCAAGCTGATCAAGTTGGTTCTGAAATTCATCAGTTTGTTCAAGTATAATTCCAATTCTTGTGTTGTGTCGTTCTCGTTTTTCATTTTCTTCTATTACCTCTTGAAGAGCCGACTTACTATCGGTAATTTTTTGACGAAGTTCTCCAACTTGTTTTTGAAGGTTGTTTTCGTCGAGGATACTTGTTGTGAGTTGATGGTCGATACTCCTGTAGATATCTTCCCACTCCTTGATGTTTCTCTTTGCTGACCTATGTAACGCATTTGCTTTCTCCAATTCATGTAGCTTTGCTCTATCTTTATCAGCAAACTGCTGACATTGCTCTGCTCTTTCGGTGTGTTCCTTTACCATTCTGTTAACAAAATTTATATCTATTTCTTGTTCACAGGTTGGACACTCCATATCTTCCATACCCGCTAGGGTTTGATATTTTTCTAACATTTTTTCTTCATGCATCTTTTCTGATTTCCAAGTTGCTGCTGAAGTAATGTATTGTCGTAATTCAACTTCTTCAGGATGTTCTGCTAATAGTCTTTTAAACTCATGCAAATCAATATTATTAAGCTGGTGTTTAAGTTCATTATTATAATTTATTTTTTTATTCTTTTCGGAGATATTTTCAATCTCTATTAATAATGAACGCAAAGATTTCTCATCTTCTTCCGAGTGAAATGGTAAATCCATTTTTGAAAGTATATTCGTATTTTCGAGAAAATTGTCTTCTAACCATTTAGCAATTGTTGCAATTTTCGCATTGCTTACTGTAACATTACTAGAAGTAACTCTTACTGCTTCTTTAAATGTTTCAAAGAACGATACATACTCGTCTAATTTTAATAAATCAATTAGGAACTTTTTACGATTAGTGTCTGTAGCAGTTAGGAACTGTAAAGACGCATTTGTATTTTGGTAAACTAATTGTGAAAAAGTTTTGAAATCAATTCCAAGAACTTCCCCTAGTGTTTTATAAGTATTAGAAGCAGTGTGAGAACTAATATCCTCATCATTCTTTAGTAGTTTACATTTAAGAGTGCTTCTACGAGATACGCTAATATTATAACTATCATTGTCTACAGTAAAATCAAGACTTATATCATAACCTTTATTAACATATCTATTAGCAATATCTGCCTTTTTCACATTCTTACTATTCTTGTTGAATAATACTTCTTCCAATATTAAAGGTATGGAAGACTTACCTACACCATTAGTTCCTACTAATTGTGTAAGTACATCTTTTGATAAATCCAACTCATTATCTTCCCCGTAGGAAAAGCAATTATCCCATTTCAGTTTTTGTAGAATAATCATTAAAAACTCCCATTAATTTTTTTATTTTGGTATCATCAAGAGAAAGAATCTCTTTTAAATACATACTTAGTTCATCAGAGATAGTCATTTCACTACTTAAATTTAAAGTTGCTTCAGTTTCTCTCCTTACTACTTTCTTGTCTAGTAAGTCAGAATTTTTAATATTTGCCAAGTCTTGCACATCTCCTTCTATTTCATAGATAGTATGGTCAAAGTCTGTCTGCACCATTTCAGATGGGTCAGTAACAGTCTTTCGGAGTAACTGTGGTAAGTCAAACTCATACCATGTCCAACACCAATCTTCATCAAAATGATGGGTGTTAGTATCAATAATTAGATACCCCGTATGGACTTTGTTTCTATGAAATGATGTTGTCATCGGGCTTCCAGGGTACACAATATTTCTTTGAGTATTCTCGTGAGCATGTAAGTCTCCTGCAAAAACCGTTTTGTACTTATCAAATCTTTCTAATTCTACTTCTGGTACTACATGAGGTGGTATCTCTCCACGAACATGAGTAAATAGATAGTCTGCATCTATCATTTCTATACTTTTCTTTTTATGCAAATCTGCATAAGGCAGTATCGCCCAATCATCCTCATAGTAAGTTTCTGTAATAACTTCTACTAGAGGATTCAGTTCATTTGTTACTCTCTTTAAATTATCAAAGAAAGTTTTATTCTTACGAGTTGCCTCGTGATTTCCGTCATAAATGATTGTTCTTACTTTACAATCTTTTACAAAATCAAAGTACAAAGTAAGCTCATCCATAGAAGGGACTCGATCAAACAAGTCCCCTCCAATGATGTGTAGATTTACATTATGTTCATCTATAGCTTCTTGCACTTGTTCATAGAACATTTGATATCTAGTACACGCCCATGCGGTCGGTACATTCTTTTGTCCTAGTTTTATATGCCAATCTGCTGTAAATAAAATCATACTACGAAATCTTCTCCTGGTTGCCATTCACAACCTGTCAGTCCACCAGCTTTGATGCCCATTAAAGTTCTAAGAACTTCATTAGCATTTCTGCCTGTGTCAAGTGCATTAACACTTACATGTTGAACTATGTTATCCTTATCAATAATATAAGTAGCTCTATAACATACACCCTCTTCTTCATTCACTATTCCTAGTGCTGAAGATAATCCTAGTCCACAGTCTGCAGCTAGTGAGTGTTGTATATTTCCAATGAGATTATTGTCTTGTTTCCAAGCTAGTTTACAAAACTCATTATCACCACTAATACCAATAACATTAGCTTCTTCTACCAAGCAATCCATCCCTGATATCTCAGTTGGACAGATAAAGGTAAAATCCTTAGGGTAGAAGTATACTACTGTATAATCGTACTTAGTGGGTTGATAGTTTTCTGAAACAGATACTTTTACAAACTCATTGAGTTGATTTACACCCTGCAAATCAAATGCAGGGAACTTCTCGCCTACCCCAATCATGATACATCAAATTCGTCAGCAACTTCAGCTGGTGCGTCACCACCTGAGTCAGTAACTCTTCTCAATAACTCTAACTGTGCGTCAGCTGTTGGTCTTGGTAAGACATCGTCCATAGACTTTAGTTCTGCAACTAAGTCTTTTTCCCAATCTTCAAGTTCTCTTGGTTTACACTTAAGAACTTGTAATTGATACTCAACATTAAATACCTGTGGGCCAGTCTTCTTTCTTTTGAAATGGATGTCATATCCTGTGACTGGGTCTGTTGGGTCTCCCAACTCTTCCATAGCTACTATCATTTGGTCGAATAGTTTTCTCTTTAAATTAAGAACCTTTACCTGTTTATCAGAGTAGTCTATACACTGAACGGCGTAAGACCATCCACATTTTAAATCTGGGTAGAAGTCGCGAACATGGTCATGTTCTTTGTTATTAAAGGTTTCTGAATTACGGTCAAATGATAAACACTCCATAGGAATATTTTTACCATTCTCCCCTTTTATCCAATAGACATATCTAGGTAGTAAGTCACCAACCATTCTTAAATGATGGTCTTCTTTACCTGCATAGTTATAGGTTTCGATTTTTTCTTTTTGGGCTGAGCCCTTGGTTTGGTTGAATCCAATTGCCATTTTTATTCTCCTGTTGTCTCCTCAAACATAAAGTGTACCCGTCCATCTTTAAGTTCAAGCAGTCTATTATTATTTATAATTTCTTCCGATATCGGTGACATCAGAAAGTCTAGTGTGGTGTCTTTTGTATTAACATAGTTGTGATAGTTGCGAAATGATGCGACACCTGCATATTCCGCTACCTCTTTATCACTAAATGCTCGTCCTCGTTCAAGTAAATCTTTCGGGTTAAGAAGATAAGACTTGCCTCCGAACTTATACTTGTAAAACTTAAAAGTTTTATCATAGTAATTTTTTGGTGGAAGTTTGTAAGTTATAATCCTAAGTATCTGAATGATGTCCCCAACATTCCCTTTGCTTACTTTTACAATCTTATTCCAGTCAAATAGTAACATATATTATAACACTTTTCCGAGATGTTGTCAAGAACTATTTTTCTCAGCTTCATTGGAACTGATAGTTCCTGGGTTAGGAGCAGTCGTTAGTTCCCCATCTGCGCCCTGCTTTCTTCTCATTTTTTCTACATCGTTTGGATCGAGAGTCGCATGTACTCCTGCCACAGCCATATCTATCAATTTACCTTGAAATATATGACTTCCACAATGCATGAGTTCTACCATTGGTAGTGCCCAGATATCTATGCCCATATCTCTACAAACTTCTGAGAACATATAATCCTCACTTAGATATCTATTTTGCTCATTGATTATGCAATCAAAATATGCCATTATTTGTTCCCCTTCTGCAAACTCTCCCTCTCTTAAATGGTCAGGAGTGTATAGTCTTTCAGGATGTTCTTCGTTGTATTTCTCAAATACAGACCTATGTATAAGCATAAATCCTGTTGCACCTTCTTTAATTTTAACAGGTTCAAAGATAGGAGCTTGCCCATCTGGGTACTCATCTGGTAAAGGATTAAATACCATATCCCCTGCTACCTTTTCTAGTAAGTGCGGTGTTTCGTCATACATACCGCTTTTAGCTGCATGTAATACTTTCTCCCACGCTATTGTTTTCTTTGGATATAAACCACAGAAGACTTGCAAGTCATCTCTAGTAGACATCAAATGCCACATATACATTAAATCCATTGCTCCCCAAGCTATATCACTATCAACAAAAAATAACCAGTCAGCATCACTTTTCATAAAGTTAGCCGCACAGTAGTTCCTTGCTCTAGTAATTAAACTTTCATTAAACATATAATAGATTTGTAACTGTAAACCATGTTGCATAGTAACTGCTGTAGTATCCATTAAAGATTTAGTGTAGAGTCCGTGACACATTCCACCATACATTGGTGTAGCTAAGAATACTTTATTCTTTCGCATTTCTTCTATATTAAGTTGAATTTCTTTCTTTTCACTCATAGTATATTAACCTCGTAATCTTGTCTCATGTAGTAGCCCAGTCTTGCATTTGCTTGACGAGCTGCCGTTTTTCCTTTGAGATGAATGTCTACAACAACTGGTTGTCGTTTTCCTTCTTTCTCTCTTATTATTCTTCCGATTAGCTGTGTAAGTAAAGGTTCATTATTAACTGGTGTACCTAGTACTAAACAACTTAAATCATTTAATGAGATACCTTCAGAGAAAATAGACTGTGTTCCAAATAAAATATTTTTATCTTTCTTTACTTGTTCCATAGTTTTCTCTCTTTCAGTAAACTCCATATCTCCTGTTATAGAAACAGCTTTGTCACCGCAGAGATGCGCACAGGCTTTCAAAAAAGCCACTCGATCAGACACTACTAAAACTTTGTGTCCCTCCGCAGCATACTTAGATGCTATCATACTTACACTATGAACATATTCTTCATTGTATGCAAGATGATTTATTCGTTCTGCCCAAGGCGTAAACGAACCATCTAAAAACCTAATCTCTGATTTTATAACATCAATCTTAGGTATAAGATAATTTTCTTTTGGTGGTTTCATTACATTGTGACCAAAGTAATCTCTGAAAACCACATGGCGTCCATCCTTTCTTTCTAGTGTTCCTGTTAAACCTATCTTATAACGAGCAGGCATTTCATCAACAATCCGAGTAAAAGTCGGACTACTAACATGGTGCATCTCGTCTAAAATCACAGTTCCAAAAACTTGTTTGATGTCGTCCATTTTTCTGTACAAACTCTGAATATTCCCTACAACGATTGGGGACGAAGTATCAAAGCTACCTGACCCGATTCTCCCTGCTTGTATTCCAAAGCAATTTTGTACATCTTTTTCCCACTGATTTCTTAAGTTAGTTGTGTGGGTAACAACTAATGTTTTCTGACCTAACTTCTTGGCTATAGCCAAAGCCGTTATTGTCTTTCCCCAACTTACCCATGCGTTAACTATTGCATTGTCATCTACCTCATCATGTACCCTCTGTTGAGAAGGTCGTAAAGTATACGCAAACTCTGGTAGTTCTACTGGCGATGTTACTCGCTTATCGACTATATCGTAATCCTCTGGGATTAAATCCTCTCTTCCCATAGGTATGGAAATTAATCCATCTCTAATAAATCGTATTGTTTTAAATACGATAGGTGGGTCACTAGGAATACGGGGAGCAATCGTATAAGTAAGTTCTTTTTCTATACTATTATGTAGATTTTTATCTACACTTAAATATATTCTGTTTGATAATACTGCCTTCATAAGTTTGAGATATATTCTAAGTCTTGTAGTTTCCACAAACGAACTAATTGTTTATGATTGTTATCCCAAGGGGATGACCAACCTACTTTTCTTCTTCTCTCACGAACATGCTCTGGAAGATAGTCTTTCATAATTTCTCTTAATAAGTATTTGTATGTTCCAAGAATATAGTCAGGGTGTGTTTTGAACTTTACCTTGCTATTTACTTGTAAAATATATCTTAAAAAACTTTGAGACAAAAATACAGGTCTACTTTCCATTCCCCACATTCCGCAGGTTTGGTCAGTAGTTAGTATATTTTGCTCAGAAGTACTTACTAAATCATACCATAAAGCATTATTTTTCCAATCAGTATCACTAAATATTTGTCTAGGAATCCACTTTTGTTTAGTAGAATATCTCTCTATTGTTTCTTTATTATAATTATCATCATAGTATCTATCATGATGTTGGTATCCTGTAAAAAGTTCATCTGCACTATCTCCTGTCAGAATAACCTTACAACCATCTTTACTAGCTGCTTTACATAGAGCAAATCTAGGGGCTCTTCTATTCATATCTACCCATGGAAAATGTGTACCATTTAACCACATCCTATCATAATGAGTAACAGAACTATGCTCTAGTTTTACAACTTTATAAGGGACTCCCCATTGTTTGCAAGTCTGTATTGCCATTTGTGACTCTTTTCTAAAAGCATTGTGGTCATGATACTTTGCCCCGCCTTTAGAATAATCACAAATATAGGCAGTTAAATCTAAATCTGTATCTTTTAATATTCCTAATGCGCAAGTACTATCTAGTCCGCCACTTAGAAATATTCCTGTTTTTTGTTTGCCTTGTTGTGCAACTTTCTTTATACTTGATGTAAGTCTATCTTTAAATTCATCATACTTTATAGGATTACTTCCTATCCTAAAACTCCCCCATAAATTTCTATGGACTAAACTATTAGTATTTAAGTCTAGTGTGTATATTGAACCAGGTGGTATTTTTACAATGTCCATATAAGGAGAGTTACTACCAATCCACAAAGGATTATTTATAAAAGCTCCAAAAGCTTTTTGATTTACTACTTTATGTGGTATACTTCTTAAAGATGTTGTTATAGTAAAATCTGTTCCTTTTTTATGAATCCATAAAGGTTTTGCTCCAAAATGGTCTCTACCAAAAATTAATTTATTATTTTTTCTATCATAATAAGCAAATGACCCATGAAAATCAGTATTGGAAACAAATTTAAATCCAAACATATCCAATCCGTTACCTAAAAATGCAGTATCATTATCTATATTAGAATCGTACATTTCTCCATTGAATACTAATATATTTCCTTTTCTTGTTTTGAATGGTTGTAATTGATGTGTTCCATTTATATCTAGTAATACATGCCCACAGCCAATCTTTTCATCTGCCCAATAACCTGTATCAGTTGGGCCTCTAAACTTTTGTCTTTGTGTCATGACTTCTAAATCATTTATTCTACTTGTAACAACAAATCCACACATTATAACTGCTCCTCGCAGGGTAACCATATAACTAAACTTTTCTTATCGCCTTTTACTAGTGGAGTAACTCTATGCATAGATGCACTGTTATAAAAAATAGCAGACATATAAGGCACTTCTATTTCTTGGTCTTTGATTTGAAACTCAGCTCCCTCATACTCCACATCTGGAGTTATATTTATAGATACAGATACAGTTGATATTTTACCCTCTGCATGCCAATCTAACCCTTGTCCAGGTTTACAATAGTGCATTATTTGTCCAAACCACTTCTTTTGAAAATGCAAATCTTCTTGAAAGTTTTTTCTAGCAAGTGCAAGAACTTCATTCATCCAATGAAATCTTTGATAAATCGTATAATATTTTCTATCTACTCTTATCATATCTTTATTATTTACTTTTAGTCCAACTTCTATACTATCATTTTCTACAGCATATTTACAATAGTTATGCCAAAATAAACATTCCTCATGCCTGAGGAATCCCTCTATTTTCATTATCATCCGACTACTTTATATCCTAAAATTGTATGTGTTTGTAAATCTTCCCATTTTTGAAACTCAACATCATAACATATTACTGTATCTCCTGATTGAGCTTTTATATGATTAGGTACTTTCATATACTTCTCATTTAAAGTATACTCCCTATCATATGTCTTACCTGAACTTAATGATTCAAATTCAATAAGAACAATGTGGTTTTCTAATTTCTGTCTTAATTTTTCGATGTCAACCATCTCCATAACCTCTCGTGATAGACAAAAGCCAATATCTTGACTAAACTGTCTGCTACAGCAATACCTGCTGCTAGTTCATAACTTCCCGTTACAAGTAACGCTATTATCGCAGTAATACTCATTGCTATTAACCGCCATGATAACGCCTTATACCAGTCTCTTAAATTTTTCTCCATGTATCCTTCTTTTTTTCTTCGCAATATTCCCATATTTTCCAAGGTATTCCTTTCTTATACAAGACACCACACCAAGATAACCCTTCAGCTGGTGGTCTTGAATTTACAAAAGGAAAGGGTATATCTTTTAACCATATGACTGTTGCAATATCTTTCTTTTCTACTTTTCGTATTTTATGGTACTTCAGTGATGTAGTTTCTGTCTTTTCATTATACCAGTAAACTCCATTAGTATCTATAAAATGTTTTCCCCTGTGTTTTAACATTCCTACTTCATCATCAATCATATAACGAAGTGGATATAAACTTTTCATGGGTGTCTGTAATCTTCTCATACCAAGAGTTTCTCCTTGCATATTAGTATCATCTACTACTTGATCACCAATAAGAAGTAACCCATCTATTTCTTCGGGTTCTTCTGAAAGAATATAACAAGGGTATTTTATTGTTGCCATTTGATTTTCTTAAATGCTTTTTCCCAATTCATTGTTAACCAGTCAAAACTTCTATCTTTTATAGATATTTTCCAAATTATCTTTTCTCCACCATTCATTTTTACTTTATGTTCTGTAGTAGTGTCCATAAGATAATCTCTATAAACATACTTTCTTGTGTAGTCGTGTCTATTACCCCCTGCGTGTCCTTTAGGATTGAAATAGGTACATGATGTTTTCCAATTTTTTAACCCCCATATAATAGCACACTTAGTTCCTTTATCAGTATGCCAATCTAATTCTGAGTTTTCTTTTAAGTATACAAAACTTGTTTCATACTTGCAATGAGATAACATAGGCATAGTTTCTAGAAAACCTTCAATCTGGTCGTCCATATACTTTCCAAACTGATACTCCTCTACAACTTTTCCGTCTTTATGCTTATATGGTCTTCTATTTAATTTTTCTGCAATAGGAAGCATATACTCAACATCTATGTTAAAGTTTATTGGAACTATGTTCTCGAATTTTGGTGGCTGATATGTCTTCAATTTCTTTTTCAAACCTCTCTTGTTCTATTGCATAACCTACTTTTCTTCCGTAGGTAATATTAACTATATTTGGCACTGTTTGTATATTTACTATACCTGCTAAATGTGCCAGCTTTTGTTTTAAATTCATCTCTACTTCATAAGAAGTATAAGGATTATCTGGTGTCCATTCCATACTTCGTATCTGTACTTGTACTTGTGGAGCTTTCTCTAGGCATCTATCTAGTAGAGCTTGGTGTCCTTCATGCCATGGTTGCCACCTGCCTAGCATTTGTACTGTTGGGGTTTCATCTTTCCATATTCTTTGTCCTATACTCCAACATACATCAATAGGGTCATCATCATCCCACTCATGTATATCGTAATCATACTCATTCCACTCAGGCCACTCAAATATTTTATTAGTATCTTTATATCTACCCTCTACTATTGTAGACATAAAAATAGTCAGGTCAGCATCAAACTGCTCTCTACCTGACTTGTATGGGCATATAAAATCTACTAAGGCAATCTTACCACTTTCTGATACAGCATTTGCCTTATTCAACATTCTTCTAAACTGTCTCCAACGACCTGCCTCTGAGAAATCCCAATCGTTAGCTTCTTCTCGCATTTCATCTGCGTTGATGTGAACGACTCTATCGCCCATTATTTGTTTTACTCCGTTACACAGATAGGTTTTGCCCGCACCTGCTTGTCCGAATATTAATACTTTCACTTACTCCTCGTCTCTCCAATCTTTCAACCATTGTGCACCATCTCTTTCTGCGTCAAGAAATATTGCATTTGTAAAGAATAATGGAATAAGAACAGCAAAGTGTACTATCAAGCTAGTTACGATACTATATCCTAACCAACCCATGTATAGTGCGGCTACAAAGCCAAAGTATACACTCCACATGGTAAATAATACCATTGTAAAGTACATCTGTAAACTAGGGTCTGGAATGAATCTCAATGGATTATATCTATTATCCATTACTAATCTCCAACAATCCACTACCCATAAAATAAATTTTTTCATACTACTCCTCATAAACGAATACCCAATTCTTTCTTCCTGCAGCATCTACATTAGTAGATACTTCTCTAGCACCAAAGTCTAGAAAAGTTTGTCTGCCACCTTCATACATGATTTCACACATCATATTAGGACTACCTAATTCTTTTCTACAAAACTCTTTTGCATTAAACCAATCATAACTACTTCCACCTATACCTTTGTATTCTTTTTCCCAAACTTGTCTACGAAATGCAGGATAATTGTATTCTACCCCATCATCTCCTATAAAAGTTTTATTCATACATAAAGCATTTACCCCAACCATAAGCTGTGGTTCAATGCCTCTTACTGTATCATATGACATCATATAGTATTGATTTTTATCATAATGTGCTTCAAGGTCTTGGTAGCAAGTTCCATTGTCTACTATAAACCCTTGTATTCTTAGTTGTATAACTCTATACAACTCGTCTGTTGTTAATTCGTCATAATGTTTTATTACTGTTACTAAACTCATAAATTGTATAACTTACCAAATTTTCCTAAACTATAATCATCTGCAACATCAAAGTCACAGCCTACTGGTGCATCTGGTATCATTAATCCTCTGTCTTTTTGTATAAACTCTTTCAGTTTTGCACTATAGAGTTCTACCTCATCCTCGGGAACTTCTGCTAAAATGGAGTCATGCACTAAGGCAAAGATTTTTGCTTTCATACCAGTCTTACGAATATACTTCTGAGTATCTATTGCACCAAGCAGATTGATGTCGGATGATACAGACTGGACAAGTGCATTAACTCCTGACCTTACTTCGTGGGCAGCGATTCCCTTATCTTGCGAGAACACATTGGGTAGTCTTCTCTTTCTTCCGAAGTGTGAATAGATGAAGCCATTTGCTTGAATGAACTTCTGCATATCATCTAACCATCTTCGCAAGTTTGGGAACGCCTGGAAATAATCTTGAATAACATGGTTGGCTTCTTGCATAGTAAATAGCGTTCCGCTATCTTTAGTAACCTGCTCACTAATCTTCTTAGGGCCAGCTCCATACATGATACCAAATGTTACTGCTTTTGCTTGTTGACGCTTATCGCCATACAATTCAGCAACTTCTTCTACTTCACAAGGAAGTCTAAATACTTGTTTCGCAATCGTACTATGGAAATTACCACCAGATTGGAACACTCTCATTAGACCCTTGTCATTTGCAAGCACAGCCGCACAATATACCTCTGCGGTTGTCAAGTCCATTGCCACAATCTTGTTTCCAGCTTTTGCTTTTATACAACCTTTAACTGTGGGATTGTCTCTTGGAAGTTGTTGCATATTCAATTTACCACTACTACTCAATCTACCACTAGTTGTTCCATGTAGATTGAAGTTTGTACGAAGTCTACCATCTCTATCGAGATTAGGAATAATCTTATCAAGATATGTATTCTTAATTTTAACTTTCTGTCTAATCTCTAAAATATGTTTTGGTACTTCATGTTGTTCTGCTAGTAATCCTAATACTTCCGCATCAGTACTATCAGCACCAGTACCCGTTTTCTTACCCGTTGGGGCTAAGCCTATGTAATCAAATAATAGACTTCGTAACTGTAGTGTTGAATTAGGGTTGAATCCACCTTTTGCTTTGATAAATGCTTTAACTTCAGGAAACTCCTGTAGTGCATCTACTGCTTTCTGTATATCTTCACCCATTCTTTTTTGTCCAAACTCTAAACGAGTACGGTCAAAAGGAACGCCATTAGATTCTACATCTTTGAGAAATCTACAACCCTCTACGAGAATATTCTTATAAACCCAATATAGTTTTTCATTTTTCAATATTGCATTTT